CGTTATACTCTTGGTAGAAATGTTTTGCTTTTGATATAGAATCAAATCTCTTTGATTTTAAATTTATGCCGTCTAGTGTTTTAAATTTTGATTGTTCTTTTGTAGGAAGAAATAATGTAGGACTATAATTGATACGACTTAAATAAGATTGTCCGTTATTGACACCTCTTATAAGAAGCTTACCTTTATGCTCTACAACATTTGTATAAAAACTACTCGCCAAATTCATATTCTATTATAACATTAAAAGACAAAAATGTCAATTACGTGATGATTTTACTTTTAGGTGTAACTATCTGACCTGTGTTTTGTTGATATGCACCGATCATATTATCATCTGGTGTTGTTTCAGTAATAATATTTGCTTCTTTAATGTGTATAATTTCGTCTTTTGTGTATGGTATGTATGGATGAAATCCTATTTGCATAGGTTTGCCAGGTTGTCCTTGCATTGGTATCAATACAAAAGGTTTCTTAATCGCTAGAGAACCAGCAATGTCTGATTCTTGTGGCGTACCAATCACGTCCTCACCAGAAGTGAGTCTGTATAATCTAATCATAATATACTCCTATTCAGTTTTAGTTTCTTCAGTTGATTGTTTTTTTCCGATATTATATTTTGCTTGCAAATTCCATTCGCTCTTTTCTTTGAAAGCAATAATTTTTATTTGTGATAAAGGTGCTTTGTTTTCAGCAGCCTCTGGTTTAACTATAGACAATAAGTTCCAGTCTTGTAATAAAACTGATATTGTGTTACGTCTTTGTACATCATTTTCAACTAGTGTTGCCTTTTTGCCATCTAAAGCAAACAGTTCTTTGAAATGTACTATGTAATATTTACCTTGTTTGTGTAATATGTGACACGATTGAAATAGTGTTTTGTCTTTACGACTTGCAACACCTATCCTGGATAAAGTTTCCCTTATCTTTAAAAAGTCATCTGGCTGTTTAAGTGTAACCTCTAACATCTGCTCAGGCGACCAGTTAAAATTTTCTTCACTCATCTTTTTCTCCCACCCTTATCAAGTTTTTCTTTGATAAGATTCAATTGTTTTTTATCTAATATGTCAAGGGCTACTTTTGCTTTTGCGTTGCTATAACCATAATATTCTTTAACATACTCTAAATTTTTGGACTTAGCAGTGGTTACCCACTTCCCACCAAATCGTTTTCTTTTTCTAATACTATTTAGTAGAAAATGAAACTGAAGGCGTTTAGTGAGGCTGTGATGAATATTCATCTCGTTTGCCATCATAATGCAATCTACATGTTGCGATAGGCAACGATTAATAATGTACGGTGGATATTTCTTTTCCCAAGTCAGATCATCTCCGTCTAGCAAATTAACTTTTGTTACGTTAATTGCATTGAGATAATCAGATAATTTGTATTCTATCATAATATAATTTCTGGTGCCGCTTCACGGATTTGAACCGCGGACCTACTGATTACAAATCAGTTGCTCTACCAGCTGAGCTAAAGCGGCCCTATTGTTAGTGTCTTTTTTCATGTTTTCTATGTCCTTTATGAGAACCCATATAGTAATCGCCTGGTTCATAATCCCAAACTTTACCATGATGACCTCTTATATCAGCCCAAAACATTCTACATTTCACTATCAATCTTCTTAATAATGTTCTTCTTGCCATTTTATATTCTTTACTTTATTTAAATTTACATTCTGCCATGATTTGTGTCAGGCACGCAACCATATTTATCTCGTGGTCAGCCACAAAGGCGGATTTATATTGGTAATCTGCAATCGTCAATACGGCTGCAGGTATAGATTGAGGTTGTAAATGTTTGTATAGAATATCATAGATACCAGAGAATAGAGAAGAAGGATCTTTGTCTAGGTTCTGAACAACCCATTTACGCATATCACTAAATCTTTTTTCTTTTAGTAACTTGACTAGTTCTTTATTATTGATTTCTGATAATGAAACTAATATACCACTATCTATCTTACCTCTTACAGAATATCTTTGTAATTCGTTGATAGTTCTTCTAAAGTCTGGATAGTGTCTTTGTATTAGTTCAGCAAGTACTTTATTGTCGTATTCTATGTTTTCTGTTTTAAGTATTTCACCTAGTCTTTTTAAAAATGCAGTAGCAGTTTTTACTTTCTGACCATTTGTAATACGAAAATCAATAACAGTACAACGACTATGTAATGCTGGGATTATCTTATTCTTAAAGTTACAAGTAAATATAAATCTACAATTCTTATAAAACGTTTCAATAAAGTTTCTTAATGCAGGTTGAACACTATCAGCGTTCATGTAATCTGCTTCATCAACTATAACTACCTTATGTGTAGATGACTCATCTAACGACACGGTACTTGCAAAGTTTTTAATTGTAGTTCTTAATGTATCTATGTGACGGCCTTCGTCTGAACCATTGATGATTATATAATCAGCACCTAGTTCTTCACACAAGGCACGAGCAACTGTTGTCTTGCCCGTACCTGCTGTGCCTGAAAGGAGAAGATTTGGTATTTCTTTTTGTGTAAGAAATTTAGAAAATGTGTTCTTTAAATCTTCAGTTAAGATACAACTTGATATATTTTTAGGACGGTATTTTTCAACCCATAGGAAATCTGACATTTAGACCTCCTTAAAATGTTGAGTCTGCTTCTAAAGCAATCCAGTATTGTACTTTAACCTTTTTGTTTATGAAGTGAGCAATCTTTGCCTTTGATAATGCAACATCATAATCACCAGGAATAATTTTCATATTCTCAGCCTTGATATATGCAGTAAATTCTAAATCAGTTTCGCCAACTGTTACAGACGATTCATTTGAGTTAGAGTTCTTTTTATCTAATGCAACTAATTTAATCTTACCTTTTTCACCTTTAAAAGCAATATCTGGCAAACTTAAATTTGTATATAATTTCTTAACAGATTCATAGTCACTATTCTTTAGTGAAAACGTAACTGTTTTATCTGGCATTGATATTTGTTTAGATGGATATCTTAAAGTAGATTTATCAGCAAATGCATATCTAGCACTTAATGTAGATTTCTCATCTTGTATTTTTAGATTAGCAGTACCGTTAAACTTTAGTACTGGTGTTTGAAAAGAATCAATCGCTCTTAAAAATTCAGGTAAATCATATACACCAAATTCACTTTCAAATTCTTCTTCAACGTCTGCCTGTGCCATAATATTTTTCATGGTACTCATTGTACTTAATGACTTACCAGGTTTAAATAATATGTTGGCATTGATATCCGAGAAATTTCTCAAAATACCAATTGTATTATCACTTATTTTCATTTCATCTCCTTATCATAATTTAATAATAGTATAACATAATGTACCGCTTTCAACAAGTCAGCACGGTTGTGTCCATTCTTTTTGCCATATCTACAAAGATATTTAATTGCATTGGCGTGGCAAAAATCTTTACCAATGTTTAGTGTCTTTAATAAATCTAAAACTTGAAAGCCACCTTTACCTGTAGAGTAATGTTCGCCATAAGTTGATTTAATATAGTCACCTAATTCTTTTAAGATTTTATCTTCATTGTATTTCATAATATAATTATATCACTATTACAGTTTTTTGTCAATATGCTGATTAGCCATTGATTGTAAATATTTCAATACATTCTCTGGCGAAGATACACTATATGGATCTCCATCATTGTTATCAACCTTACCAGGTTCTTCAAACATCACTTCAACGGTACCATCATTTATAATTGCAGCGTAACGCCATGATCTCATACCAAAACCGTCATTAGTTTTTTCTACAAGCATATCTGCTTGATCTGTAAAGTCACCATTACCATCGGGTATCACTTTAACGTTTTCTAATTTTTGATTGGCTGCCCAAGCGTTCATAACGTAAGAGTCATTTATAGATAAACAATAAACTTCATCTATACCATGTTGTTTAAATACGTTATGTAATTTCTCGTAACCAGGTAGTTGTTGATTTGAACATGTTGGAGTAAATGCACCAGGTAGAGCAAATAAGATTACTCTCTTACCTTTAAAGTATTCATCTGTAGTAACATTCTTCCATTCACCTAATGATCTAGTTCTAAAACTAATATCAGGTATTCTATCACCTTGTTTCATAATTTATTTCTCCTATTTAATATAATCTAATTATACACGAATCACGTCAATTTGTCAAGCGGCCGTTACCAGTTATTTGTAGATTTAGTTGAATTGTGTCCTAAGATTTTACCCTTGTTAGCACCCTCTTTTACTGTGTAACCTGATGTGCCTCCACCATTTATATTTACTTCGCTTCTACTAAACATTAATGATTTTGCTTTGTCAGCAATCTTTTTTGCTTTGTTTCTTGCTTTAAATAAATGGGTAAATCTGCTTTCACTTAAAAAACTCATACACCCTCCTTTTAATAGTTAGGTGCGTTCCTTCCCTTAATAGGTACTTCCGTCTATTGAATAGATGAACGATATTAAGTATTTATACGTGCTATGCGTTTGAAACATAGCACGTATTGGTTTGTTACTTAATAGATATAGTCTTTAGTTTTTTAGACTCTGGAATAATCTTCTCCAAAGAAACTTTTAATAGACCGTCTTTTAACTCAGCGCCTTTGATCTCAATGTCATCAGCGATAGTAAATGATCTTTTGAAGTATCTTTTTGAGATACCTTTATGAATCACATCCTTATCTTTCTTTGGTGCTTCACCTAGTGACTCTCCAAAAGAATTAACTTTTGATTCGATAGTTAAGATATTGTTCTCACTAGTGATCTCAATGTCTTTTTTGTTGAAACCTGCAAGAGCGATCTCAATATTAAACTTGTGATCACCTGTCTTAACTAGATTGTATGGTGGGTAATTAACCGTAGGTACATCAAACATTGACTCGAAATGGTCAAACATGTCATCAAATCCTACAGATAACGGTCTTAATTGATTGAAAATAGATAATGCTTTATTGGTCATATAACCTCCTATTGTTAAGCAAAGTTAATTTTCAGACACCCTATAAGGCGTGTCTATTGTATTATATAATAATTATTTATATAATTTCAAGCGCCAGTTTCCTTTTGTCACGGAGTTAAACTGGCAAAGATCACCGTTTTTTCGGGTAGATTTCTCTACCTTTTTCTATACCTCTACAAGGTCTTACGAACCGCCTTGTAGTAATAATATATATAATTGTTCAACACAGACGGCATAGAAATTCTTAAATTTTCTTAACTTTAACGCCTTT